TCGGGAACGCTGTCAAGGTCCCCACAATCGGTAGCGACATCGAAAAGGTATTCACCAAGAGCATCGTCCTCATCCAGAGCGCCGTAGATTCCGCAGAAAGAGTCCTCAAGCTCGGACCACTCTACATCATCGCTGTTAAGCCAGTTAGACGCGAAAGCGGACATCACATCATCGGAGATGTGGCCACCGATAGCGAATTCGTCACGGATCTGGTCAAGGTCAAGAGTCGTGTGCATTTTGTGTTTCCTTTGTAGTGGGGGGGGGGTTGAACGGTAGACCGATGTATTCGGTCGTTGGAATGCTGAATGTTTTCCAGAAATTTTTTCTGGACTGTTTAGCCCTCAAGCTCCGAAGTCGGGCGGGCGTTGAACGGTAGACCGATGTATTCGGTCGTGGGAACAGCGATGGTATGCGCCGGACGGCGGCGCGCCTTGCGCTCGGGCTTGTAGCTGTCGGGACTGAAGGACTCGACTGCACCCGTAGGCACGGGTTCGCGATACCCGAACGTGCGCGGGTCGCTGCGATCCTGAGAGTACTGGCTTGTCGTGCCCAGAAACTTGTGCTGATTCTTGAGCTTGGATGTCCACGGCTCAGGGATGCGCTCGTATGGTAGGGCGCGTTTCAGTATCCGGTACGCCGACTCGACGCTGTTCGCCTTCCTCGCTCGCAGCCAGACTGCATGGTGTTTGCGCCTGATCTTTTGATGGGCGACCAAGTAGTCACCGACATCGTTTCTCCACGCCATGTGAAGCCTCCTCAGAAATTTTTTCTGGCGTATTGGCCAGAGTGGGCACGCTTTCTTTAGCGTACTATAAAGATAACACAATGCAGCAATATTGTCAACACCCGCCCTACACCTTGTAGGAGGTGCCCCTTGGTATGTTGATGTACGCCCTCAGATTGAACCCGTAGTCCTCCATGTATGCGCGGATCGCGTTCTGGTGGGTTGTAGTTGTCTGGCTGTACTTCGTGTCGTTGAAGCAGTATCGGGGGTCGGCCCCGCCAAGGGACTTCGTGACAATCCATGTAGCATACGAGTAGATCCCGTCCCCATCGGTCCAGATAGAATCTCCCCGCTTGCCGAATGGTCTACCGTTCATCCATGCGTTGATGGTGCGCTGGCAATTCTTTCTCATTTCAGCCCCTCCTTTCTAGTATGTATTCGAGTACGAGAGCAACGAGTGTGAACCCGCCCAAGATGCAGTAGATGAATACTGCGAAGTCGGTGTTGGACACGGGGCCGGTCATGCGATCCTCCTTTCAGAAAAATTTTCTGGGCCCTTGGCCCTGCTTTGATCCTACGCAATAAATCTAATATGTCAATACAATATTGTCAACACCCGCCCACTATGTTACAACTAGCACCCTAGTATCTAAGAGTGTAGTGTTGGGTATGGATAAGCCCGATACCCTTACCCCAAAACAGGCCGCATTCGCCGGTCTCGTTGCCAAGGGGTTGAGCTACTCTGATGCCTACAGAAAGGCATATCAGAGCAAGGCATCTCAGAACGCCATCAACGTCGAAGCCTCGCGCATGATGAAAAAGGAGAAGATCCAAAAGGCGGTCGAGGATCTTCGCGCAGACAAGAGAGAGGCGAAGTCAGCACACAAGAAACTAAGTAGGGAGTGGGTTCTTGAGATGCTGAAGAAGGAGGCAATGGACGGGGACAACCCGCCTTCCACGCGTGTCCGGGCACTAGAGTTGTTGGGCAAGGCAGAGGGGGCATTCGATGACACCACTAGGATGGTGGTGGAGCATAGAAGCCCAGAGGACATTGAGAGCGAGCTGGAAAAAAGACTGTCGAGACTCTTCGAGAGCTAGCCCTAATAGAAGGGGGTGAGATGCGCGCCAGAGGCTCGTCCAGAGCCCTGAAACGAGCAGATAAGGGTCAGAAAAAGTTTCTCGCTTCTCCCTTCGGCATACTTCACGCTTTGTATCGCTACTCCTTTCGATACACCGTACTTATACCCAATCCGACATACCCACACTCTCGTAGTCGCTACTCCCTTCGACATACCCTACGTCATGGGTCGCTACTCCCTTCGATAAACCTACACGTACTCGCTTCTCCCTTCGCTTCTCCCTTCGGTTAACCCTACCGTTGTCCAGAAAAAATTTCTGAGTTTGGCTCCCATTTGGCTTCCGTCTGGATCCGGCCAGAAAATTTTTCTGCATAAAAAAACCCCCCGAACGCATGGTCCGGGGGGCGACAATCTGGGCACGGTATCGGGTCTAGTGGTTTAGTTCAGCGTCTTTACGTTGAACGAGGGGGCGGAGTTTGTGTCGCCACGGATTTCGAAGTCCGTCGGCGCGCCGATGGCGTCCGTCAGGATTTCCTTCCGGTAGGCTTCAAGCGAAGCCCGGATCTCCGCGTACTTCGTAATGGCTTCGTCGAGAATCTCCAAAGCCTCGCCGACCGTGTCGGCGCTGTGAAGGTCCGCGTGGTCGTGGGCGAAGGCGCCCTCGGTGTCGCTCGCGAGAGAGCGCCGGATTTCGTCGGCGGCCTTCGTGAACACCGGAGCCTTGGGGAACCGCTTGGCCCCCTCAGCCTGCCCACATTCGTCTTCCGTGATATCGACCAAAGCCATCTCGGCCTTGATCGTGTCCGCCATGTGGGGATGATCGTGGAAGTCAACCAGCGCGGCCATAAGGCCCTTAAGCCTCGTGAAATGAGACTGCACCGCCTTCCGCTTCGTGGCGGGGGCAGCTTCGAACGTCCGAAGGTAGAGGCGCGCCAGCGTATCGACGGCATCTCCCTTCGTGCTCGCGACAGCGTGGACGATCATGGCGACGACAGGGGCCGAAGCCACGTTAGCGTCCGCCGTGCGAGCGATGATCTTCGCCAGCTTGCTGGCGATGGTTTCAAGCTTCATAGGGTCGTTCCTTTGCACGCATTGCGTGCGGTGGCGACCCGATACCGTACCCAAATTATCAATCAACGAAAGGAAGCTAATAGGACCGACAATAGAGCACAAGTGGCGCATAGAAATTTTTTCTGACTGTATACATTTTGCATAATTATGCAGAAATTTTTTCTGCTGGCACCCCCATCGACCCCCGGGTGGGGGAGGGGAGGGGTCTAGATGCTTCGGCGCTAGTCTGCGGGGTAGGTAAGTTTTGGACATTTTTTGACCTCATATGGGCAATGCTCCCCTCCATTTTGTTTTTTCTTTTGTCGGTTGTTTTTTCCTAAAAAAAATTCTCAACAAAAACGAAAAGCTAAGGGTCCTTACTTTAGTAAGTACTTAGTAAGTACTAAGTAATTACTTAGTAATATATACTTAGTAACTTTACTTAGTAAGATAATCTTTACTTAAAGGTAAGATTTACTTAGTAATTGTTTTTTTAAGTGTATTAGTATATAGAATATTTACTAAGTAATAAGTATTTACTAAGTAGGGGGTTTGGGTTTGGCGAAGAACTACGACAAAACCTTTGGGCTGAAGGCTAGTTGGATCAGATCCCTCCCCTGCGCTGCATGCAATAAGCAAGGGCCTAGCGATCCTGCCCACATGAAGTCCCGTGGAGCGGGTGGAACATCAGAGCATCTTGTACCTCTCTGCCGTATGTGCCATATAGACCAGCACACACGCGGCATTAAAACGTTCTTCGCGGACCATGGGCATGCAGACCCACTTGAATTGGCAGAGCATTACGAAAGACTCTGGCTTGATCTCGACGGGTGGGTTGGGAGTGCAGCCGATCTCGCCTTCTGACGGCCCTCTAAAGCCGATCGCAATCTCAGAGGCCATAGAGGTCGTACGGCGAGCCGTTGAGGCTTACACGGCCTCTACGGCGTCCATGAGGGGCACCAGATCCTCGTTGCGGCATATCTACTATCCGCATGGTGAGGGGAAGGTCCGGTATACAGGACCGACTGCCGAGGATATCTTAGAAGACTACTTAGCTGGCCTTGGCTATAAACGTGGTAGCCAGATGTGGTTTGATCTTTCCAGAATCGTGATTGAACATGCCGAGCAACAAATCAAAGAGGAACCGGAGTTGGCCTTCTGGTGCGCGCTTAACCGAGTACCTTTCGAGCCATAAGCCATCTGAACTGTTTAAAAAGCATGCAAACTTGATGATGAAATCTCAGTTGTATTCTCTAGAAGAGAAGTATGACGCTGGTGATGTGTATAGAAATAGGGCAGAAGACATACTGAAGTGGGTCGAAACAAATCTGGATTGATTCATGGATAAAGCCCTTCTTGACCGAATTAAATCTCTGCCGGACTCAGAGAAGGCAGAGCTTTTATCTCTTGTAGAAGAGCTTAATCAGGCCAAGGACAGGATTGCTGCACAGCAAGACTTTCTTTCTTTTGTAAAGATTGTATGGCCAGCATTCATTGAAGGCGAACATCACAAGGTGATGTCAGATGCATTCAATAGAATTGCTAACGGGTCACTCAAGAGGCTGATTATCAATATGCCTCCCCGTCATACCAAGTCGGAGTTTGCTTCGCATCTGTTCCCGGCATGGTATCTTGGCAAGTACCCTGACAGAAAAGTCATTCAAACTGCACACACTGCTGAACTGGCTGTTGGATTTGGTCGTAAGGTTCGTAACCTTGTCAATTCTGAAGACTACCAGCACGTGTTTGGAGATGTTTCCCTTGCCTCTGACTCCAAGGCCGCAGGGCGGTGGAGTACAAACAAGAACGGGGAATACTTTGCCATTGGTGTTGGTGGTGCTGTAACTGGTAAGGGCGCGGACATATTGGTTATTGACGATCCGCATTCAGAGCAGGAAGCCGCGCTGAACGATCCGTCGATTTATGACAAGACCTACGAGTGGTATACGTCAGGGCCTCGTCAGCGTTTGCAGCCCGGAGGCGCGATATGCGTGGTTATGACACGCTGGGCCAAGAGGGATCTAACTGGGCAGATCATCAAATCGTCAGTAGAGCGAGGTGGGTCTGACGAATGGGAGGTGATTGAGCTTCCCGCAATTCTGCCAAGCGGCGCTCCGCTGTGGCCGGGGTTCTGGCCCATCGGTCAGTTGGAAGCCTTGAAAGCCGAACTGCCGCTATCCAAGTGGAGCGCGCAGTACCAACAAAACCCCGCCTCAGAAGAAAGCGCTATCGTCAAGCGAGAGTGGTGGCGCGAATGGCCGGGGCGAAATCCACCGCCGTGTGAATTTATTATTCAGTCTTGGGACACGGCATTTCTTGCAAAAGAAACAGCAGACTTTAGTGCATGTACCACATGGGGTGTGTTTTACGATGATAACGGTAATTCAAATATCATCCTATTGGATGCACTGCAAGAAAGGTTGGAGTTTCCAGACCTGAAGGCCAGAGCTTATGAGATGTATAAAGAGTTTGACCCTGACGCTTTTATTGTCGAAGCCAAGGCGTCTGGCTCGCCATTGATTTTTGAGCTTAGAAGAATGGGCATTCCTGTCAGTGAGTATACACCTAGCAGGGGCAGGGATAAAATTGCTCGCGTAAATGCAATATCGGACTTATTTTCATCAGGACTTGTGTGGGCACCCAAGACCCGATGGGCAGAGGAAGTCATTGAACAGTTCGCTGCTTTTCCTGCTGGGGACCACGATGATCTTGTCGATGCAAGCACTCAGGCACTACTGAGGTTTAGACAGGGTGGGTTTATTTCTTTGGAAAGTGATGAGCGAGAAGAGGAGTTCTTTCATCACCGAAGGGCAGCGTATTACTAATGGATGAATTGTTAGAAAGACTTAAGGCTCTTGGTCTTTTTGCAGCAGAAAGTGCCCCTTACACAGGTCAAGTTATTTCTGGTGCGAGAACACTAGAGGCGATCAGGGATAGGGATCTGGGTGGTACCGCACTGGGCATCCTTGGCCTTGTGCCCGGAATGGGTGGAACGCTTCGTAGGGTTACCACAAAAAGTGGAGCCCTGCGAAGGGTTGGGTCTTCATGGAAACCGGGGATGACCCAGAGGCAAGCGCAGCAAGTTGCGAGAGAAAGAGGGTATCGGATTAAAAAGAACGAGTATGGCGAGTTCGTTTTAACTGATCCAACAAATCCTAATCTTGAGTATTTTGCGGGAGACTTGGAAGACGCTGTTCGCACAATGGATTACGAAGCCAACCTGCTTGGTAGATAATTACTAATGGCTAGCAAAGAAAGAGACTTTCTGGAGCGACTTGAGCGCAGCCGTATGCGAGATATTCGTCGCATAGCAGCCTCAACTCCTCGGAGGGTTGAGCGCGAAAGAGATATCTTTGATCGCGTAGAAGACTTTCTT